TCAAGTGCATATAGGAACTGATAAGGGCATCATATTATTTGACCTGTCATGCACTATTAACAAAGAGACATTTACAGATATTAATTTATTTACTGCAGCACTTTACTAACACCTAGATAAAAATGAAAGGTAACTACTTAGCAAGTCTATATTTTATTTCGGGTTATATAACTTCAATGTTTATGATGTTTCAAGGTCAAGAACACTACATTGTTTTTGGTGGTATAACATTATTTTTTTATTTAACATTCAGTATTACTGAAGCTTTTGAAGAACTAGACTTATGAAAACACAACTATCTTTATTAATACTATCTATACAATCAGAACTATTGACACTTATCTCTATATGCTTTGCATTCTTTTTACCAATAAGTGGTATTCTTATAATGATAGGAGTACTAATTATCATTGATACTTTTACAGGTATTTGGAAAGCTAATAAATTAAAGGATAAAATAACTAGCAGAAAGCTGTCAGCTATCATTAGCAAGTTAGCACTCTATGAAGTTACTGTGATTATGTTCTTTTTAATAGACAAATTCATACTAAATGATATTATTTTGACATTCTTTAGTGTACCATTTATGCTCACTAAAGTAGTGGCATTAGTACTAGCTTCTATAGAGGTGATGTCAATCAATGAAAACTACAAAGTAGTAAAAGGAATAGACCTATGGCAATCAATGAAGTTGTTATTTGCAAGAGCGAAGGACATCAAAGACGACATAAATAAAATTAAATGACAACACAACAGGCAACAAAAAAATATGGTACAGCTAATGTAACAGGTGCAGGTTACTTAGTAAAGATTAAGCTACCATATCCAATGCGTATAGCTTGGGACTTAGACAGCTCAGTCAATACTATGATGTGCCACAAGTTAGTAGCTGATAATTTCACAGCGGTATTCAATGAACTACTATCTGTATATGGATATGATAAGATTAAGGAGTTAGGGATTGATTTATTCGGTGGATGTTTCAACTACAGGAAGATGAGGGGAGGTACAGCACTATCCATGCACTCATGGGGGATAGCAATAGACTTAGATCCTGCTAGAAATCTACTCAAAGAATCATCGAAAACTGCAAGATTTGCAAGACCTGAATACAAGGCAATGATAGATATTTTCTACAAGCATGGGTTTATATCTTTAGGTCGTGAAAAGAATTATGATTATATGCACTTTGAAATAAAAGAGTAATGGCTAAGATAAAATTAGAGACAACAAAAAAGGTTAAACCTAAAGTTAAGCGTACAAACGTACACGCAAAAAGTAAAACTTCTAAATTGAAGTCAAGTAAAAATTACAAGAAAATTTATTCAAGACAAGGGAAATGAGAAATTTTTTAGCAGGCACAAAGACAGGAAAGTCAAAGACAGCAAAGTATTACCAAGAACATCCTGAAGCAAGAAAAAAGAAGGTGAAGTATGACATGAAGTATCATGACACTGAAGAGCGTAGAAAATACCGAAGAGACTTAGAGCGTACTAATAGAAAAAATGGTACAAGTGGTAACCACGATGGTATCGACAATGCGCATGTTTCTAAAAACAAAACAGTACCTCAATCACAATCTAAAAACAGAAGTGATAAATCAAATAATTTCTTTAAAAAATAAAACATGTTTAGAGTATTTGCATTATTATTTGTGTTGTATGGTTGCTCTGCACAATACCATTTAAACAAAGCAATTAAGAAAGGATATACCTGTGAGCAGACAGGAGATACTATAAGAATAACAACATTAGATAGCATACCTGTTATTATTAATGACACTATAGTATGGGAGAAGTTTATTACAACTAAAGATACTATTATTAAATACAATACTGTTTATGTTCCTAAGACTAGACAGGAGAAGAGAATAGAGTACAAGTTAAAGATTAAAACTATATACAAAGATAGGATAGTTGAGAAGGCTCAAGCTAAAGCAGAAGGTAAAAAAAATCAACCAAAAAAGAATTTCTTTTGGCTTGGAGTTTTAGTAGGGGTGTTGCTTTCAATTATTATTTCCTTGCTTTGGAAAATATTTGTTAAAAAAGCATTACATTTGTAACTAACTTAAATTAAACAAAATGAAAAAAGTAGAAAACAATGATATCCAAGATATTATATTTGCAACAGAAGAAGAATTAAAAAACATTAAAGAAATGAATACTGATTTTTCTAAAGCTAAAATGAATCTTGGTGATTTAGAATTACAGAAGCAAAGCTTAATAAAATATATAGATAGTATTAAGGATACTTTTTCAAAACACGAAAAGATACTAATGGAAAAATACGGCGAAGATGCTGTAATAAACATTGAGACAGGAGAAATAACAAAAAAACAATAGGGAAAAATGGCAAAAATAAGTACATATGTTATTAATACAGTACCTACCGTAAATGATATGCTTATTGGTACTGATGTAAATTCAGCTGATGAAACTAAAAATTTTTTAGTTAGTGATGTACTAGCATTAATTCCAATTGGTACAGGTCCTACAGGTCCTGCCGGTCCACAAGGCATTCAAGGAGTCACAGGAGCTCAAGGCATTCAAGGGGTGCCGGGATTAGACGGCCCACAAGGTATTCAAGGTATTCAAGGTATTCAAGGAGTCACAGGCTCACAAGGCATTCAAGGAGTTCAAGGCCTTCAAGGCCCAATAGGAATTACAGGCCCAATAGGTGTAACAGGCCTAACAGGAGCACAAGGCCCCACAGGTGCAACAGGTGCAGGAAGTACAGTAGTAGGAGCGACAGGCCCTGCAGGTCCAATTGGAGTAACAGGCCCTCAAGGTATTCAAGGTATTACAGGAGCAGTTAGCCCCGCAGGATTAATTTGGCAGGGTGCTTGGAGTGCCTTAACGACATATGCCGTAGATGATGCTGTTGGATTTGGTGGAGCTAGTTATTTTTGCATAAACACTGTTGGACCAACAGTTACAGACCCTGCTTCAGACCCTTCAAATTGGTCTTTACTAGCAAATCAAGGTCCTACGGGTCCTCAAGGTCCAATAGGATTAACAGGTGCTGCAAGTACAATAGCAGGTGCTCAAGGCATTCAAGGATTTACAGGAGGCGCAGGTGCACAAGGTATTCAAGGAGTTCCGGGATTAACAGGTGCACAAGGTCTTACGGGTGCAACAGGATTAACAGGTGCAACAGGCGCTCAAGGAACTCCCGGTATTCAAGGAGCGCCCGGCCCACAAGGAGCTCAAGGATTAACCGGATTAACAGGAGCAACAGGGGCTCAAGGAGTTCCGGGATTAGCAGGTGCACAAGGTCCTCAAGGAGTTATAGGTTTTCAAGGAGTGCCCGGTGCAACAGGTGCAACAGGTCCTTCCGGTAGTAATACCCAAAATCGTATAGGTGAATATTTATTAGGAGGTTGGATAGCAGCGCAATGGGTAGAAGGACCTAGTAATACTAAAAAAGTGCTTATTGTAAGTAATCCACAGGTAGCTGTTCCTCTACCTTGGACGACACCATCTTTTGATACAACATCAGTTGCTGCACTAAATCCTTTTGACGGTGTTCCAAATACGGCAGCCATAGTTCTTCAAGCAGGCTTGCCTCCTCCTTATTATGCAGCACAGTCTGTTAATGATCAAATTTCGGGTGGGTATACCGATTGGTATTTACCTTCAATAGGAGAACTTACTATGGTTTTTAATGCATCAGTACCAATTTCTAGGTCAATGGCGGCAAGTGGTTTTGCTCCTCCTTATTTTGATATATCCTCATCTTTTTATTGGAGTTCCACGGAAGCTAATACTACTAGGGCGTATGCGATGAATTTTACTTCCGGTGCTATTTCTTCAACTCTTAAGAATACAGCAACACTATTTTGTTTAGGTGTTAGAATAGCTAATATTTAATTATGCCAAAAATAAGTACATATATTGTTAACGCAGTACCTACCATAAGTGACATGCTTATTGGTACTGATGTAGACTCGTATATGACAAATGAAACTAAAAATTTCTTGATTAGTGATTTAATAGCATTAAACACAGTAAATCCTGTAGGTCCTCCCGGAGCGACAGGCCCTCAAGGTCCTCAAGGACCAATAGGTGTTACAGGTTTGCAAGGTATTCAAGGTCCTACAAATTTAACTGTTGGTATACAAGGTGTTCAAGGTGACCCCGGTGCTACAGGACTAACAGGAATTCAAGGATTAATAGGTATTGATGGTCCAATAGGTGTAACAGGTTTACAAGGACCGGTAGGTGCAACAGGTGCGACAAGTACAGTAGCAGGTCCAACAGGTCCAATGGGGCCCGATGGTCCAACAGGCCTTCAAGGTCCACAAGGAATTGTAGGCTTACAGGGAATACAAGGAATTACAGGAGTTAATGGTCCTCAAGGATTAAATTGGCAAGGTACTTGGAGTGCTGCAGGTGTATATGTTGTAGATGATGCTGTTGAATATTTAGGTTCTAGTTATTTTTGTTATAATAATGTTGGACCTATAGGCACAAACCCTGTTTTAGATACTGCACATTGGGCTATATTAACAATGATAGGCACAGGTGGACCAACAGGCCCAATTGGACCAACAGGAGCTGCAAGTACAGTAGCAGGTCCAACGGGTATTCAAGGATTACCCGGTGCAACAGGAGCAACAGGACCTCAAGGTATTCAAGGTTTAACAGGAGCAACCGGAATAGCAGGAGCTAACGGACCGCAAGGAGCAACAGGTTTGACAGGATTACCCGGAACAACAGGAAGCATAGGTGCAACAGGAGCTCAAGGACCAATCGGATTAACAGGATTAACAGGAGCTCAAGGGCCACAAGGATTGCCCGGTGCAACCGGACCTCAAGGTCCTCAAGGTCCTCAAGGAGTGCCGGGTGCAACAGGAGCAACCGGCCCCACAGGGTTTTATAGTAGTTTTAATATAGGTAGGTTCTATCAAGGGGGGTGGGTAGCGGCAGAATGGTTTGAAGGGCCTAGTAATACTAGAAAAGCACTTATTGTAGGAGAACCTTTACCGAATAGTCAGTGGACTCTTCCTGCCTATCAGACTACATTTGTTCCACCTCCCGGCGCAGGAAATAGAATTTTTGGCGCGGCAAACACAGCGGCTATAACTACTCAAGCAGGAGTCGGTTCATATGCAGCAGCAGACTGTGAGAATTTAGTCGTAGATGGGTTTACCGATTGGTATTTACCTTCAATAGGAGAACTTACTATGGTTATTAGGTCATTACCAATGATTAATAAATCAAGAATAGCAAGTAGTCTTTCTCCAATAACAATGATAGGATTAACACCATTTAGCTATTGGAGTTCTACAGAAGCCTCTGCTTCTAATGCTTATATTGTTAGTTTTGTTGGCATTTATACTTCAACTGTCTCATCATCAAAAAATGGATCTAACCCTATCCTTCCGGTTAGAATAACTAGTATTCCTTAATTATGGAAATAAGAAAAATTTCAGTAGGTCCTGATTATAAAGGAGGCGCAATGCATTACATTGTAGGTCAAAAAGTTTTAAATGAAACGTATGAAATACATTTAATTAAACTTGAAGACCTTACCCAATCTATAAAAATATTTATTATAAATGAATCAAATGAAATTCTTTTGTGGAAAGAATTTACACAAACTATTCCAATCTCTATTGAATACAATATATTTTATTAATGAAATCCCCATTTTATTTTATTGTTGAATCTTTAATAAATAAGAGGTACAACAATACAAAAA